TAATAGATAAGCTAGGATTTAAAACTCAAATCATAGGAGGAAATGATGAGTGATTTTGATGGAGTAGAGTGGTTAGAAAATCAAACCAAACCACAAATCGAAGTAAAAGAAATTGCACCTGTTGGTGTGCATAGTGCGAGAATCATTACAGCTGAGAAGTATAAGTCTCAGTCTGGTAATTGGACAGTAAGAGTTGTTTATGAAATAAATAACGGTAACAACAAAGATCATGTTGAGTTTTATTCATTATGGTCAGCTAGTGAGGAAGCAAAAAGAATATCAAATGAGATGTTCACTAAGCTTTGCCAATCAGTAGGCTTCAAGTCTTTCCCTGAAGAAGTACACCAACTGGTCAACAAGACATTAGATCTTGGCTTGTACCATAAGGAAGAGACCTGGACTAATAAAGAGGGTGAAGAAGTTACTTCGAAGAAAACTAAGATCGGAGAGTATCTGAGCTCTGTTAGCCCAACAGCACCAAGTGGAGATAAACCTAAGTCGCCACCGACTTTGTAACAAGGTGTTGTAGAAAGGGGCGCAAGCCCCTTTTTTTTATCTGTAAATTGATCTAGTATATAGACATCCATTCTTATCATTCTCCGAATGGTTAATATTTATAGTGTATATAAGAAGGGAGCCTTTCGGCTCCCTTTCTTTTTATGGATTATGAAAAATAAAAAAACTAATTTTTACTCCATATATTCTAACAGCATTTCTAAAGTATGTATTGCTTTTTCGATATCTTGTCTACCATTTTTAAATCTGTTCCTAGTAATGTAGCTTATAGCTTCAGATTCTAAATTGTTCAAATTATTCTTATAGCAATACTCAGCAGGTTGAATAGCAAGCTTTTTATAATGGTCGCCGCCTACTTGTCGGCTTGTTGCCTTTGCATCTATTTGTTTGTCCCATTCCTGGTCGCTTATATCGTCGCCCATATTCTTGCCGAAGTCACATTGTTCTTCTGCTTCATAATCTTCTGGTGTAATTTTATCTATACTCATAGTTCAATCTCCACTAATTCTGGTGTGTTATATATTGTCGGCATATGTCTGCCTTCTATAACGGATTTATATTCGCCTAACAATCTGTCAAGCTCCATCCACCCTGCTTCCATATCTTCATGTTTCATCTTGAATACCTTAGAGGCATAGGGGTGTTTCTTTTCTTGTGCAACAAATAAGAAGTCAGCAACGGTAAAGCCTGCTTGTTCAAAAGCTCTTTTGTACCAAGAAGCTTGTAACTCATACTGATATTTCTTTACAGATCCAGTAAAATCTCTTGGTTTTACTGATTGTGTAGTTTTGTAATCTACAAGAATTATTGTTTTGTCATCATAGGGCCCACTTAATGGATAGCGCAACATATCTGATTTTACTTTGCACAACATGTCGTTTTCCCACCAAAACAAAGCTATCTCTGCTGGTCTAGTGAAGACCCCAGGATAGTCTGTTTCACCTGGATTGAGTGCTGTATCGCCATAAATACCTAGATTACTTTTCATGCTGTAAATGGTTTCTCTGTCGGTTGCATTGATCACCGTTAAGCCACGCTGCTCATATTCTCTTTTCAAATCTTTGTTAGCTTGTGTGTATGGTGAGCCTACTAAGCATGCTACTTCTTTATTAAAGACTGACTCGCCTTCTACAATTAAAGCGTGGGCAGCAGAACCAAAACGCAAAGCATGTGAATCTTCTATCTGTTCATTCATGGCATGCACCTGAGATTGGCCGAACCTTCTGATGGTAGATGATGATATGCCTGGTGCATTATGGTAAATATCATTTGGCATGTCTGGAAAGTAATAGGTATCACCTATTATCACATGTTCGTGTTCTGATAATATTTCTGGTAATTCTTTCATCCTGTCCTCCTGACATTCTTGGCCCAAGTAGCATCAGGTTTAAATATCTCTTCATACTTGTAACCAAATTCGTTTAGTAATTTTATCACAGCAGGGAAGCCCCATCTGCGATCTACTTTAATTACTTCGCCTACTTCAAGTTGTTTAACTTTGTCGTAGTATTTCTCATACATCTTTGGACTCTCCATTCTTTATCCTCTTAAACATATCATCAATATGTCTTCTTTCTTCTACAGGTAGCGCATTAATATTGCGTATAAGGTCTAGGACAGCAGTCGTTGCATGGTGCATAGACTGTTCCATTTCTTCGATTGGTGACAGATTTTGTGGATCTGTTTCTAATTTATTATGTATATCTTTCATAGTATTTGACATTATATCCGAAATAGGTATATCATGTCTACTAACTGTAAAAATAAGGATGGATTATGTCTAGAATGTATAGAGAGTTTTTTGATAATGTCTTGGATGATCCAAAGCGTCATGATGCTATGGATGAGGCCCTGCAAATGGGTTGGGATCATCACCAAGAACTAATCGGAAACTATGCAAAATGTCATCTGAAACACAAAGGGTTTGCCGTAATAAATCCAAGTATGGAAGTTGATATTTTAATGACTGATTATGATTTAGATGCCTATCGGTATGGAGTCTAGTCAGTTTAAGTCGTGTGTCTCAACAAGTTCTCCTTGAGGTAGAAGGTATCAGAGCGACCTAGCGACGCAACGCTCTGCTTAATTTGGAGGATAAAGATGAATAAAAAGAAATTAGTAGAATTAGCAGATGAAGTGTTAACTGATATAGATGCAGTATTACAAACACAAATTAGAGAAGAGCTTGAAAAAGAATTAAGCAATAGACTTAGAGAAAAATTCGCTTTTGCCAATTACTATCTTCAATTTCATAACAAAAAAAAATACAAAGAAAGTTATGATCTTGTAAAACCAATATTGGATGAAGCTATAGATAAGCTAATAAAATGAATAGTTGGGAAGCATGGAAGTGTTCATACACACTTAAAAATAAAATTGTTCATTTATTAGATAAGTACAATATGCCTATTTTGACGATTGCTGAAGCTTGTGGCGTAAATGAAAAAATCATTCGTGATAATCTAAGAAATAATGGTAAGTTTTCTAAAAAGAATATCTCATTAATAGAAAAAGGTTTAAAGGAAATATATACGTTTATAGGAGAAGGATGATTATTGTCTGACTTTTGTCATAGATGTTGTGACATGGGAAACATTGATAAACAAAGGGCTAGACTATTTTTTTATTTTTTTCATTTTTGTCATGGAACTAGAGAGTAATATACTTAAAAATATACAAAGAACTTGACAGTAGTTGTCGGGCCCTTTAGTATCGGTTGTTATACATATATTAGATATGTAGGGCTAGCCACATCTAAGGGGCTAGATATAGCCCATCTACTTTACATCTACAATAAGTATCATCTAAAATGCAATCATGAGTAAAACACAGTCGGGATTCGAGCCTTTACTGGACACAGCTGAGGATCCAGCAATCGAGTTCTTCAATCTCAGTAACAAATTAAACAGGATGCAGCGTGTCTTTGTCTGGAATGTCGTTAATAATCCACAGATGTCATATGTTGAATGTGCCAGGAAGTCGGGTTACAAAGATGCAAGGCAGTCAGCTTACAAATTACTGAAACATCCAATCGTTAAGCAAGAGATCAATTATCTCCTGGGCGAAGTGCGTAAGAAGTATGAGCTGAATCAGGAAAGAGCAGTTAAAGATTTATATGACATTCGGGATCAAGCATTAGAACAAGGCTCGTTCAACGCAGCAATCGCAGCCCAGAATAGTCTGCTTAAGGTTGGAGGGTTAATTGTTGATAAGAAAGAAGTCAGGTATGGAAAGATAGATCAAATGTCTCGAGCTGAGATCGAGAATAGATTGAAGCAGTTAATGGGAGATGTTGTAGAAGGTGAGATAACGGATCAGGATGAAGAATCAATCCCGATCACGCCATCTGCTGTCGACGAAGTCCAAGAAGTATCCGTAGA